GTGGGGGCTTTTCCCGTATGATTAGGACATGACATTGGATTACGGGACTATCAGGTATTTGGAGACCATTGGTGGGTCTTTGCGTATCCATTACATTGATGGGAAAAAGGTTGACGCGTACCCTGATGGTCGCGGCCGGTACATGCCCCGCAAAACGACTACGGGGACACCGCCCGACCCTGACCCTTGGGAACCGCCCCCGCCACCGGAAGACCCGCCCCCGCCCGGCGCCTGGGTACACCCGTTGGAGGGTTCCATCCTGACCAGCGGGTACGGGTGGCGGCAGGGCGGGTTCCACTACGGGATTGACCTATCCACCACCACCGCCCCGACCGGGGCGCCCGTCCTCGCCGTCTGCGACACGGTCATTACTGTTGCCGTTGACGCGTATGAGGGTGGGAACGCCACAGCCGGGACGTACGTGAAAGGCCACTCGACGGACAACGCGTACACGTTCACCTACAACCACGGCGCCGACGAATCGCTCATGGTGTCGGCCGGTACAACCGTGCCGGCGGGGACCGTGTTGTTTACAGAGGGTGCTACCGGGAACGTCACCGGAACGCACCTGCACTTTGAAATCATTGAAGGTGTCTGGAATGATCCGTGGGCGCCGCCGTACAACAACGGCGCCAACTTTATCGACCCGCTGCCCGTCCTAAGGGCGAATGGAGTAGTAATCTAATGACCGCAATAGCTGAGGCCGCCACAATGCCGCACAAATCACGTAAACAGTTCAAATGGTACAACTGGGATAAAATCAGTTCCTTTAACGGGACGTACAATTTTATGGTTGGTGCGCGTGGTGTTGGAAAAACGTATGGTTGGAAAAAGAAAGCCATAAAGAATTTCCTCCGTAAGGGTGAACAGTTCATGTACGTCCGCCGGTACAAGGAAGAATTGAAAGTCAGCAAGGACACGTTTTTCGCTGACCTGATCGCGAACAATGAGTTTCCGGACTGGGATTTTCGGGTGATGGGCGCCGCCGCGCACATGGCGCCGGCATCGACCAGGGACGACAAGAAACGTCCCTGGAAAGTGATAGGACATTTCATTGCCCTGTCCACCGCGCAATCAATCAAATCGGTTGCGTACCCTTTGGTGACCAATATCGGGTTTGATGAGTTCATCCTCGAAAAAGGAACCACCCATTACATTTCCAATGAGGTTCACGCGTTCAATAACCTGTACTCCACGGTCGACCGCAACCAGGACAAAACTAAAGTCTTTTTCATGGCAAACGCCGTGTCCATTACCAACCCCTATTTTCTTGAGTACAACATCAAAATTGATAAAGACACGGAATTTATTGTTATCCGTGACGGGTTCATTGTTGTCCATGTGGTCAAGGCGGCAGAGTTTACGGAACAGGTGTACGCGACCCGGTTTGGTAAATTCATTGCCGGCACTGAATACGGGGACTTCGCCGCCGGTAACGAGTTCGCCGACAACAACGACAATTTGTTGAATGTTAAGGGCGCGTCGGCCCGGTACACGTACAGCATCGAATCGAAACAGGGTACCTTTTCGGTGTGGGTTGACTGGTTCGCCGGCAAATACTATGTGCAGGAAAAACGACCCAAACAGGAAATCCTTTTCACCATACTCCCTGAACGTATGTCAGAAGGGAAAACCTTGTTATCCTATTCAGACAAGGTAATGCAATCTTTACGCACCGCCTTTAGGAATGGGAACACCTATTTCGACACACCAAAATCACGCAACGCGTTCATCGAAATATTCAAACGCTAAACGCTGGGGAGCGACCACATGGAGAACGTAGACAAACGACAAATCGGGCCGGTAACAACCGCCGCCAGCGGTGGTGTCGCCGCCGCCGGCGTCCTCTCCTGGATCATCGAAACCGTCTGGCACCTGGAAGTACCGACCGACGTGCAAACCTACCTGGGCATCCTGTTCGTCATAGCGGCCGGGTTCGCCGTCCGCCCCGCCGGCAAACGGGCCGCGCTGTGAACGGGCGCCTACGCATTTTCGCGTGGATTCATGAGCCGTGGGCGATCAACGCCGCCCAATGCCTCCAATACGCTGTGGGCGTGTTCGCCGGGGTCATGGCCGTCACCCGCACCGCATCACCCCAGTTCATGACGTCCAGTCTCGGCCCGACCCTCATCACCGTTGTCGGGGCCGTCCTCGTGTTGGGCTGTTCGGTTGGCCTGTACGCCGTCATACGCGGCTACTGGTGGCTGGAACGCATCGGACTCATCATCACCGGCGCCGGGTTCTTCGCCCTGCTCCCCGCAGCGATCTACTACTCAGCATCCGGCCGCAACACCGCAATCTGGTTAGTCCTCGTCCTGGTGGTGTGGGCGTTGTGTGACGTGTTCAAACGCTACCGGCGTATTGACTGGGCATACCTGGACCCGTCCAAATGATCACCCCGGAGCTTGCCACAGCAGTAATCGTGGCATTGGGTGGAGCTTCGATCATCCCCAAAATCATTGACGGGGTACGTGCCTGGAAATCCGGTCGCGCCCGCGAAGAAAAACACGAAAACCGCACCGCGTTGGGCCGGCTCGTTGAGGCGGAAGAACGCGCCGACAGCGAAGCATCATTCCGCCGCCGCGTCGAAGAATGGGCGTCCGGACTCGTGTACATGCTCAAACAAATCGGTGTGCCCGACGCGCAGATACCACCCAAACCCACACGAATAAAGGAAAACGCCTAATGGTTTACGGAACACCACCCCCGCCGCCCCCATACCCGCGCACCGGCCTGGGTGAGTTCCTGCCACCCTTCCTGGAACCCAACGCCCTGTACGAAACAATCTTGGAACACACCGGGCCGCTCGGTGAAGAAGTCAACAACAAGCTCGACGCCGCTGAGAAGGGCGCCCCGTCCGGTGTCGCACCCCTGGACGCATCGTCGAAACTGTTGGAAACGAACATCCCGACCCGGTTGGGTGATGTCGCCCTCAACACCGCTTACGCATCCCCTGCATCGGTGACCGCCGCTGTTTCCGCCGGCGTTGCACCAAAACTCGACGCCGCGACCGCCGCAACAACGTACGCCGCCAAATCGGTGGAAACCAGCAAACTTGACGTATCTGTTGCGACGGCAACATACATTCCAAAATCCTCTGACGCGATCAGAATGACCCGATCAGACATTGTCCCCGGCGCGGACAACCGTACAGCGATACAGGCGATCATTACCGCCGCCGCCGCATCGACCGGTATCCGCCGGGTGATCCTCCCGCCGGGTGAAATTACCATCGGTGCGCAACTGGCAATACCCGCCACCGGGCACAATCTGACCATTGAGGGTCACGGTGAAGATACCGTTCTGAAACAGATCACCGGTGCCGTCAACAAAGCCATAATTTACGCCCTGGGTACGGAGGACGCTAAATCACCGCTTACGGTAGACATACCCGCCGGCAGCACAACACTCACCATCCCTTCCGGCGTGGCATCAACCCTGACGCTGGGTTCACGCATCGGTATCGAATGTGTGGACATTGTTTTCGGTTTGGGTACTGCAGGGCAGGAAGCTTACGCCAGCGAAGTACACAAAGTCATTGCCGTTTCGGGAACGACGGTCACCATCGCCGAACCGTTGGAATTTGACTACACGGTAGCTAACTCCGCCGTTGCCTGGAAAATCAACCCCATCTCAGGCATCACGTTGCGCAACTTCACCATGACCAGCACTGACGCCCCAAATATCAAGGCACGAAACATCATGCTCGAAAAAGTGCAGAACGTTCTCATAGAAAACGTCAACATCCGAAACAGTGGTGGTGGTATCTACCTGCAAGACGTCTTCACCGCCACGGTGAACGGATCGGACATTGACGGACTCCCCAACGACACCAACCACCTGGGGTACGGGTTGTGCGTTGGCGGACGATCCACCAACATCTACGCGGACAACCTCACCGGCCGCAACGTCAGGCACCTGTTCACCACCTTGGCAGACGAACGAGTGTCGGGCACAACAACACAATGGGGTGGTCCGCGACACGTCACCATCTACGGCGGCACCGGCACACAGGCACGAACGGGCACCCGCTATTCAATATGGGACACCCACCCGTACGGTACCGACATAGTGTTCGACGCCTGCCGCGCTTACGGTGGCTCGGGCGGATCGGGTAACGGTTTTCAGGTACGCGCTAAACGCGTCAAACTCATCAACCCGGTATCCAAATACGCCGGCGCCCAGGGAATCAGAATCGACCCCACCACCGCGAAAGAAACCGAAGTTATCAACGGTGAAATCTCTTACGCCACCACGTCGGGTATCGGAACGGGTGCGGGAACATCCATCCGTGGAACATGGATTCACGACAACACCACAGCCGGCGTGTCCCTGGGTGATACCTCATCACGCACCATCATCAGCAACGCACGAATCGAAAACAACCAGTATGGGATACACGACTCGTCAACGGGGGCACACACCGGCGTCGTCGTTCAAAACAACATCATCCCCAAATCTGTCACGCAAACAATCGCGATTCTCTCCCCCAAATCAAACCTCACCTACGCTAACAACATCGTCGCAGGTTACGGGGCCGGAAATGATGGTGTTGGTGGATCACCCGCCGGCACCGTCAAAAAATCCGGTAACATCACCGACTAAGAAAGGTTGTCATGACCTACTGTTACCCGTTTCGTCGTGGCATTGGACGCAAATCGCAGCGGTTCGGTGCCAACCCGAACAATGGGGTCAACCCTGCCGGCGGGCACACCGGCGACGACTGGGCCGTTGATGAAGGAACCCCCATTCATGCCGCCGCCGACGGTGTGATCGAACTCAGTGGGTGGCCGACCGGGAACTACCTGGACTCCGCTTACTGGTTGACCGCAGCGGCCGGTGACGCGCTCGTGCTGAACTGTGGGGATGATGGGCCGTCGTTCATTTACGGTCACAACAGCCACACGCCGCTCCCCGCCGGCACTGTGGTTCGTAAAGGTGATGTGATCGGGCTGACAGGCAACAGTGGCCTGTCCACCGGCCCGCACTGCCACGTCGAAGTCCTCCCACCAGGGTTCATCATCAACTCACCCACCTACGGGCGGGTAGACCCCGAACAGTACTTTGACGAATACGTTGACGACCTACCAACTACCGAGAATGAGGACGATATGGCTATTTCACATGAGGACAAAGTCTTTTTGCAGACCGTCATCAATCAGAACGCCGACCGGGTGATCGACGACAACCGCGCCCACATCAACGCCCTGGCCGTCGCTATCTCCAACGCCCTCGGAATTGATGAGGGCAAACTCGTTGACGCCCTGCTTGAAAAGGGGCAGGTCAACATTTCCAAACGCTAATGTCCGCCACGGTACGCCCCGGTTCGCAGCAATGCGGGCCGGGGCTTTGTGCGTTCATTCTGGACATTGTTTGTGTAGGATTTCGCTGTTTTTGTTGGACACATTTTTGCTTATACGCGGGCGGGTGAATTACAAAATTCGACCCCTCTCGGGTGGGAGGGGTTGTGCGCGTTCTGCTCACATTCGGGTTGCTGGGTTGACAATAGGTTGGGTGGTGTGGTTTATCGTGCGGGTGCGCGCTCCATTCACTGAGACACTGAAAAAGATTTCACTTTTGGGGGTTGTACATTTATTAGTGAGAGGGTATTGTTTTGTTTAGAAGGAAAGCCACTAACAAAGGAACACAAAATGTCTACCACCAGCCACTCACACCAGGTCAAAAACCTCCGCAAAGCAATGCTGAAAGAAATCACAGCACTCCGCACCGCCGTCAACGACGACAATGCACTCATGGCAGACAACGCCATTCTCCCCATCCTGGCAACGCTCGAAACGCTCCGCAAGGAATACTCCGAAGCTGCCTGGGAAGCTCACTCCACATTCTGTGGCAAGTTCCTTGCAGAGCGTGCATGATGCTTGAAATCCTGCTCATGTCAGCCGTACTAGCACCCATCACCACCGCCGGACTCTACGTCTTCCTATCCGGCCCCGGCCCCGCCCGCAACACACCCCGACACCACGCACACCGCTAGAAAGGCGCCACACGCCATGGACAAGCTCACCCGATACCAAGCAACCCTGCAACTCATGAACCTCATCAAAACGTCAAAAGCAGACGCACAATCCCTGCTCCCTGACCTCGAAATACTCTCACTCGACGACGTTGAGAAAGCCGCTGCTGACTTTCGTGCAAGGAAATCGCACATGGGTGTATCCGACAACCTCCCCGCAGGCAACATATTCGACACGTTCATGAACGGCGGCGACACCAAATGAGCCTCACACCAGCCACAGCAGACCACGCCTACCACCGCGTACTCACCATCAGCAAGCCAGAGCCACTCCCCACATCACAACCCGTCACAGGGCCAGGCAGGGCCGCAGCACGACGCGCCGCACTCATGGAACTACACGAATGCCGGGAGTTGCTCAAATACCCATCACCGTTGCTCGCATCACCGAGGATGCGCAGACGGTATGATGAAGCAGTGAAACTTGCAGCAGCGTACAGGGATGGAGAGTAGTGATGAGTGCAACATGCAATTACTGCTCCCAAGAAATGACCGTCGGTGCTGGATGCACCCTCAAATCATTCCCTGATGAAGAATCGGCCCGCATCC